AAGCCGATCCGATCCATATTGTACGCATAGTTCCGGACGAAAGAGTCTTTGCGGAAATAGGAAAGCGGGTATGTTTAGCGAATGAACTTATAGACAAGATGATCAATTGAAATTATGGAAACACAACAACTTATAGCAATCAAAGATAGCGACCTCGAACTGGTTGTTAGTGAAAAAACATTGGGTAGCCTTACGACAAACGCTATCCAAATCAGGGATATGGTCAAAGCAGCTTTGCCAATGTACGATATCGCCAACTATAACGACGAAAACATTGACCAGGCGAAGAAAGACAAGGCCGCCCTTAACAAAGCGGCCAAAGCCCTAAACCAAAAAAGGCTCGAAATCGAGAAAGAGTTTATGAAGCCCTTTGGCGAGTTTAAAGACATTGTCACCGAAACTGTAAAACTGATCGGTGACTGCTCCAACAAAATAGATGCAGTCGTAAAACAAAACGAACAGCAATACAAGGACAAGAAGTTAGCCGTTATCCGCTCGTATTTCGACGATGGCAACGCCAACCTTATCGACTTCGGTAAGGTTTTTAAATCGGAATGGCTCAACAAGTCAGCGAGCATGAAATACATACAGGCGGAGATTGAGAAAATCTTTGCCAAGGTCGACAGCGACCTGGAAGCCCTCAAAGGGTTCGGTGAGGACTTCGACGTGCTTAGGACCTATTATATGGACACACTTAACATCTCCGCGACCATCCTGTACGCGAACCGCCTCAAAGAGCAGCGAGAGCGGGCACGGATAGCTGAAGAGACACGGATAAAGGCGGAAGAAGAGCGCAGACGGATCGAAGAAGAACGGCAAAAGACGGTAGAACAGCCCAAACGGCAGGAGATGCAAGCGCAAGCAAACACCCCCTTTATCCCGGCCGAACCAGTCCCGGAACCACAACCGGCACAACCCGAACTGCTGACACGGGCCTTTAAGGTCACGACAACGCGGGAAAACATCATTGCACTTGGCAATTTCATGAATGACATGGGCATTGACTTTGACAAAATTGAAGTCCCATGAATTAAGGGTGATATGTTAGGAAAGACAGACCTGAAAACGATCATCGCACTACTGGACAAGTCGCAACAGGTAATAGAGGCCAACTGTTCAAAGCCACGCGACCTTGACCTTGCCAGGCGATGCAGGCTGATGGCAGGCAAACTAAGAAAACGTGGATAACTCTTATTTGTTTTTCATGGTATTATAGATTAGTATTTTTCCCCGTCGTCCGTGAGGATATACGGGGATTTGGGCGGCAAGTAGTCAATGGATGAAACATTGCAAAGTGCGCACCTTTGCAAAGAGGCCGGTTCGATCCCGGAGCTGTCCACAATAGTGTTTAACAAATAAATAATTATGGCAAGTACATATTTTGAATGTAAAGTTTCCTTCGAGAAAATCATGGAAGACGGGAAACAAAAAACGGTGACGGAAGCCTATTTAGTAGATGCGCTTTCGTTCTCAGAGGCGGAAGCCCGCATTATTGAAGAGGTCGCACCGTTTATCAGCGGTGAATTTACCGTAAAAGATATCAAAAGGGCAAAGATATCAGAGTTGTTCTTCAACGAAAACGGCGACCGCTTCTATAAGATCAAAGTTTACTTCATCACCCTCGACGAAAAAAGCGGATCCGAAAAGAAAACCGCAGCACAGATGTTGGTACAAGCGTCGAACCTGAAAGAAGCCGTCGCCGTACTGGAAGAAGGCATGAAGGGCACACTTGCCGACTATAAGATTGCATCCGTCACGGAAACTCAGTTAATGGATGTTTTCCCCTACGAAGCTGGCAAGGACGATAAAGATACAGAAAGTCCCACCGTGGAAGATTCGGGGTTTAAAAGATTCTTCCAGTCGTTACCGGAAGGGCAAAAAACAGAAATAACGATAGATGGAAATACATTTATAGTGGACAAAACAGGAAAGGACACGGTAGTGACCCCAAAAGAAGACAGCAACGAAGATGACGTACGAGGAACTGAAAGCCAAATATAACGGACAGGACGTCAGACGGCATCCAAGGTATCTGGAAGACCAGCTCCAAAAGAGCTGTGTTAGTTGGTTTGATTTGCAATACCCCGAATACCGGCTACTTCTGCACCATAGTCCAAATGGCGGTAAAAGGAATCCGATAGAGGCTGCAAAGTTTAAACAGATGGGTGTCCGTGCCGGCTTTCCCGACCTTATCTTGCTCGTTCCGAATAAGGCTCATCCTTTTTTGGCGATCGAGCTAAAGGTCGGCAAAAACAACCAACAGGAAAGCCAGCGGATTTACGAAAAAGAATTTGGAAAGATCGGAGCTAAATATGTAGTGATCCGCTCGATCGGGGAGTTTATAAAAGTGGTCAACGAATATTTAAACGACGTTTGATATATGGAAGACGAAATAAAAGAGATCAGCGATTATCTCAACATAACCTGCTCGACCAACCCGGCGGAAATATCCGAAAGGATATCGGTTATCATGGTTTACATGATGCGGACCGGAGAGATGCTTGCAGAAGCCAAGAAAAAGCTCCGACGGAAGAAATCTGACGAGATACAGAACACTATCATCCGCATTGCAAAAGAAAACTGCTTGTCGGCAAAGGTGCAGAACGCGCTGCTCGACAGTATAGCGGAAGAGGAATCATATCTCGTTGACCGCCTGGACAGGCTTAACGCTTCGTGCGTGCATCAACTCGATTCACTTCGAAGCCTGTTAAGCTACGAGAAGGAATCATTAAGGCTAAATAAAACCGGATATTGATATGGAGATGGACATGTTGAAACTTATCCGCAGCCTGCAAGAAAAGAGGCGCAAGGATAAGATAACGCCCGACCATGTGCCGGAAGTTGAAATAATGAATGCCGTCCTTGAATCGGCAAGATCGGAAATGAACGACCTTTACAAGTCCGATAAGATAGGGGTTGTAAAGACGCTCAATTCAAAGGCGGTTTATGTAAAGGATGGCAAGTGATTTTTGTCTGCGTTTTGTTTGGCGTTACGGAATTTTGGTTATCTTTGCGGTGCAACATCTACATACAGGCACTGCGAGCGAGTAGGCTAAGAGATAATAGAAAGCATAGGCAGTTCTATTATAATCCGTTCATATATCTCTGATGTATGTGGGTGTTGCAACTTTGGATTATATAGGACTGCTTTTTTATTTAATTCATCTAAATGCAACACCCAGATGAAAACCAAATTCTTCACATGGGCTACCGTAGCCCGTATCTACAACGCTATGCCACTTGGCGTATGCGAGTGCGAAACCATAGAAAACGCTAAGGGTTACACCAAAGTGTTAGTGTTAATAGTCATTACGTTCCTGCTTGCCGGGATGTATGATGCAATTCTCCTACAGAAAGGAGGTGCGTTATGACTGCTTTTACACAACGTCAGCAAACAATCAAGATTAACAAACTCATTAAAGCCAATGAGAATCTTTTAAAAGAAGTTGAGTCTCTTCGGCTAAAATGGTCTCGTATCGAGTCTTCACAGGAAACAGAACTGAAAAACGCTTGTTTCTTCTTCCTTACCCATAAAGGCTTATACACCGAATGGAGCAATTGGCACAACCGAAGGACAACAGAACGGATTTTGGACGAAATCAAAAAGACATTTAAATAAGTCTACCCTACTCACATATTTACAGCCCCGGTTTCGGCCGGGGAGTGTATATCATATTGTCAAAAAAAATAAAACATTATATCTAATGAATGAAATTGAAATATTCAAGAACGAACGTTTCGGCGAAGTGCGAGTAGCCGGGACAAGTGATAACCCTTTATTCTGCTTGGCGGATGTTTGCAAAATTTTAGGATTGCGTGTAGACGCTGTACAATCAAGGTTGACGGATGACCCCATTCGGATTGGGGTCACCGATTCAATTGGTAGAGAACAACAAATGAATTTTGTCAATGAAAAGAACCTCTACAAAGTGATCATGCGATCTGACAAGCCACAAGCCGAACCATTCCAAGATTGGGTATGCGGAGAGGTTCTCCCTTCCATCCGCAAGTATGGTGCATATATGACAAACAATACTTTGGAAAAGGCTTTGACTTCACCCGATTTCTTGATCCAATTGGCCACAAACCTCAAAGAGGAACAACAAAAACGTATTAAGGCCGAGCAAAAGATTCAGTCTGACGCTCCCAAGGTATTATTCGCCGATGCTGTATCTACATCCCGACGCTCATGCCTGATAGCAGAGTTGGCAAAGATATTACAACAAAACGGTATCAAGATCGGACAAAACAGATTATTCGAGTGGCTCCGTAAAAACGGATACCTATGTCAAAAAGGGCAATACTATAATCAGCCATCGCAAAAATCAATGGAATTAGGGCTATTTGAAATAAAGCAAACAACCATTAATAAGCCCGATGGATCTGTACTTGTATCTACAACAACAAAAGTCACAGGAAAGGGTCAGATTTATTTTGTAGATAAATTTCTGAACGTTAATAGTCACGCTGTATTTGCATAAATCATTCCTTTAAGGGTAGCAAATAGGTCTGCCCTTAAATAATATTCTCTAAAAAATTAAATACAACATAAAATGGAGTACTCGAAAAGAAATAAGCATGGCACGACCTAAAGAAGAAGGATTGAAATACTTTTCTTTCGATGTGGACTTCTTTAACGATGAAAAGATAGAGGCTATATCCGGGGAATTCGGAATAAAAGGAGAAATAACAACAATAAAGCTGCTTTGTGCGGTATATCGAAACGGATACTTCATAGAGTGGAATGAAATGTTGAAAATGAAACTACTGAAAAATCTGCCGGGTGTCAGTTCGGATTTACTTGATCAAATTACAAATCGCTTAGTCAAATGGGGCTTTTTCGATAAAGACCTTTTTGATTCGGTAAAGATTTTAACAAGTCATGGAATCCAAAAAAGATATTTTGAAGCAATAAAAAGAAGAAAAAAATCGGAGGAATACCCCTATTTGATAATTAATGTAGACATAAATACACCTTCAACTGGTATTAATGTAGACATAAACACCACAAAGGAAAGTAAAGTAAAGAAAAGAAAAGAAAATATTACAGTAGATTCTAACGAATCTCCTGTATGTGCGACTTGTCAGCCGCACGATGAACGAATCGATTATTCCGAACTTGTAAAATTCTTTAACGAAAAAACGCAAGGCGTATTCGGAGTGATACGAATGCCCCTATCCGACAAACGGAAAGGAATGATCAATGCCCGTATCAAGACATACGGCAAGGAAACATTTGCCCAAATGATACAAAAGGCGTTAAACAGCGATTTCCTTAAAGGGCAGAATGAAAACGGCTGGCGGGCTTCTTTTGATTGGCTTATAAAACCAACGAATTTCGAAAAAGTAATATCTGGGAATTATGACAACAAAAGCGGAAACGATAGGACAAATGACCGCTCAAGCGGTCGCGACTTTGGAAAATTCTTCCAAGGAATTGCAGAAGGCATCGCCCGTGCTGATTACGAAGAGCGAAACGGGTGAAAAGAGTATCAGCGTCTATTCCGACAAACGCGCATCGCTGGAAAGCATAGGTCGCTCTATGGTGAGACTTGAATGCGCATTCCCAAAGATGAGTGATGCGTTTTTCAGCCTGCTAACAGAACGCATATACGCAAACAAGTTTACGGAAAAACGGCTAAAAGATGCTATAAACCACCTGATAGACAACTTCGGCTACAAGGAGTTGAATGTTGCGGATATCATACGGTTCGACCGCAAAGCAAAGCTGCACTCGTACAATGAGGTTTGCAGGATGGTATCAAAAGGAGAGGCGGCCTTTTCTGATTTTGAAATACGAGAAATAAACGGAGAATGTTACAGAATCAAGAAAACAGACTTAATATCATGAAGATAAATGATTTTAGAACCCAATGCAAGATCGGATCGTAGGTCTTGTACAAGGGAAAAGTTAGAACGATAGCAGATATAGACCGGAACACGAACAGCATCTCATTTTCCGGCTACAAGTGGGTGAGATGCACAGAAGCTCAATTGTTGCCATGAACACGAAGACGAGACCGGTATACATCATTGAGCGCGATATCCGCGAAACGATGGATAAGGCGGCGAAAGCCGTGCGCCAAGGCCGCTATATGGATGCAGCTATATTGGCAGAACGGGCTGACAACCTGAAAGAAGAGCTGTCATACGCTATGGAGCTTGTAAAATTCGACGAAGACAACCGCAACATGGACAAGTCTTTAAGGTCGTGGTTCGGAAAGATTCTTTCACTCTCTTTGAATGAGGCAGATATGGCACTCTACCATATCGACATGTTCTTTGCCTACATGCAGGACAGAGGATATGTCCCTGTACCGGAATGGGAACGGAAAAGGCGCGAATTAAGGGAAGCCGTTATCGGTTACCGTAATTTCGTGAAGCACTTTTTCAAGGACGACAACAATCTCGTCAACAATGAGATTGACTTTATGCACCTACTCGATACCGTCAGGGACAAGATGTTTACGGATCGGGAAAAGGTTTATTACGACAAGTATGAGATTAAAGCAGGAGAAAAATAGGGATCATGGAATATATAGAATTTCTAAAAAATAAAATGGCTATCAGCCATCAAACAGGATTTGATATTAATCCGGATGAGATTACCCCGACATTATACCCTCACGTGAAAGATACCGTTCGTTGGGCTGTAGCCGGCGGATGCCGTGCCATATTTTCCAGTTTTGGTATGCAAAAAACCGTCACCCAATTGGAGATACTTCGGGTAATCCTAAACCATAAAGGAGGCAAGGGATTAATCGTTTGCCCTAAACGTGTGGTAGTCGAGTTTCTGACGCAAGCAGAACAACACTTACACATGAAAGTGACCTATGTACGGACAATGGCCGATGTGATGATATGTTCGACCGACATCATGGTAACCAACTATGAGCGTGTTCGCGACGGCGAAGATGGAGTGAGAATAGAACCGTCTTACTTCACCGTTACCTCGTTGGATGAAGCAAGCGTACTTCGCGGATTCGGAACCAAGACCTATCAGGAGTTTCTACCGTTGTTCTCGGGTGTCCCTTACAGGTTTGTCGCTACGGCTACACCTTCGCCAAACAGATACAAGGAACTTATACATTATGCTGGTTATCTTGGTGTGATGGACACCGGACAGGCTCTTACTCGATTCTTTCAGCGAGACAGCACGAAAGCGAATAACTTGACACTTTATCCGCATAAGGAAAAAGAATTTTGGTTGTGGGTATCTACATGGGCGTTGTTCCTAACCAAGCCTTCCGACCTCGGTTATCCGGATACTGGCTATGAGTTGCCTGAACTCCGTGTACATGAAGAGATTGTGAATGTGGACAATTCTACGGCTGGAGCTGATCGTGACGGACAGGTGAAAATGTTTCGTGAGGCTGCTCTCGGACTTGCTGACGCGGCAAAAGAACGCCGAGATAACATGCAGGAAAAGATTGCCCGTGTGGTAGAGATAATCAATCGCCCGGAAAACAAGGACGACCATTTCCTTTTATGGCATGACTTGGAAGCTGAACGGCTGGAACTATGCAAAACGATTCCAGGTTGTAAGGCTGTCTATGGTTCACAAGACGATGAAGAAGCCGACAAGGTAATATCCGACTTCAAAGATGGCCGGCTGAAATACCTTGCAGCTAAACCGGAGATGCTTGGTGAAGGTCTGAACTTCCAGTATCATTGTCATAAAGCAATCATGTTCATTGACTACCGCTTCAACGATAAGTTCCAAGCCATAGCCCGTATATACCGCTTTATGCAGCAGCATCCCGTTGACCTCTATCTGGTCTATGCTGAAAGTGAGGGCGAAATATTTAAGAGCTTCATGCAGAAATGGGCACAACACAGGGAAATGGTAGCCAAGATGACCGATATTGTCCGCGAAAACGGCCTGTTCGGTTTGCAAGCAGAAGAGAAGATGATGCGTTGGATGTTCGCCAGCCGTGAAGAAAAATCCGGCCGGCTGTGGAAAGCCATCAATAACGACAATGTCCTTGAATGTCAAAAGATGGAAAGTAACTCTGTGGATTTGATCGTGACCAGTATCCCGTTTTCCAATCACTATGAGTATACGCCTACCTATAACGACTTCGGGCATAACGAAGATAACGAAAAATTTTTCGAGCAGATGGACTATCTCACACCGGAACTTATGCGCATTTTAAAACCCGGACGATTGGCCTGCATCCATGTGAAAGACCGTGTTTTGTTTGGCAACGCTACAGGTGACGGTATGCCAACTATCGATCCATTCTCTGAAATGACAGTCTTTCACTACATGAAACATGGTTTCCGATATATGGGGCGCATTACGGTCGATACTGATGTAGTGAGGGAAAATAACCAAACTTATAGGTTAGGGTATACAGAAATGTGCAAAGACGGTTCAAAGATGGGCATTGGTTGCCCTGAATATGTATTGCTATTTCGCAAGTTGCCTACCGACACCTCACGTGCTTATGCCGACCTGCCTGTTAAAAAGGACAAGAGCGAATACTCGCTTGCACGCTGGCAGATAGACGCTCATGCAAGTTGGAAATCGTCGGGCAACTCTCTATTAAGCTACGAAGACATGAAAGGAGCAGGAATAGATAAGATCCGGCATTTGTTCCGTAACTATGAACGTGAGCATATCTACAGTTACGAAGAACATGTGTCATTTGCCGAAGAGTTAGAGTCATATGGAAAATTGCCTAAAACATTTATGGCCGTCGATCCCGTCAGTAAAAAACCTTGGATATGGGACGACGTAACCCGTATGCGGACACTCAACACTAAACAGTCACAGAAGAAAAGACAGAATCATATCTGCCCTCTTCAGATAGATATAGTTGAAAGGCTGATTGAACGGTATTCGAACAAGGGCGAAATCGTGTTTGATCCGTTCGGAGGCATACAGACCGTACCCTATTGCGCCATAAAGTTAGGCCGCAAGGGACTTTCGACTGAACTCAATTATGATTATTGGAAAGATGGGCTTACTTATCTGAGGGAAGCAGAGATGGAAGTAAGCGCACCGACATTGTTTGATTTAATTGCTATGTGATATGAACGACTGGAGAATAGAAGAACTAAAGCGGCTCGAAAAAGAGCGCGACCGCAATTTGGCTATCCATTGCGAATATGTGGCAGCCAAGTTTCAGCGAATGATTGACAGAATCAAGAAAGAAATGGAAATAGAGAATGGAAAAGAAAACTGACATAAGCAAAGCAGGGAAAACTGACATAGGCAAGTTAAAAAGCCTGTCGGTGCAGTACCGGATAGACAAAAAAGGGAATGTATGTTTTTATAATCCCTCTTGCGACGAAATACCTTTGACGCTATTTTTCAAGATAATGGAAGCTCTGACCAATATCGAAAAGGCCTGGAACGAGCGCAAAGAACCGGATATCAGAACTTTGGCATCTGACTCATTAACGATTAAACCCAAAAAGATATGATAAAGCCTGAAATTTATTACACCTTGATATGCGATAGGTGCAAAGAACTATTTGAAGCCAATGGAATCAACGGTTATACGGATGATGGTTCTGTCTTGGAAAACGCAATGGAATCCGACTGGATTGAGTACAATGGCAAACATTATTGCCCGGAATGCTACCACGTGGACG